ACCTTCCATGAGGGTCATGTATTCGCCCTCCCAGATATGACCGTAGAGGTGCGGACGCTCGCTCTTGTCCTTCTGGCGTTTGCGCTCAAGAATGGCGGGAAACCACGGGTTATCGCGGTAATTCATCACGACGATCTTGGTTCTAGGATCAGTGCTGTTGGCGAAGCGCTTGTTCGTCGCCGACTTCTCGCGCTCCGGGTTCCATGTCACCCAAAGCTCGCTGTCTTCCTCTCGCAGCGTAGGCTCCAGCTTCACCCATGCTTCTTCAGTGACGTTCTCTGCCTCTTCGATCCACGCCAGCAAGATACGCGACATCGACTTGATGCTGTCGATGTTGCGCGACAGTCCGACGAACACATAAGAGACGCGCCCCGACTTGGTGCGTATGTACGTCTCGCCAATATCGAAATGCGCAGCCAGCCAGGGTTCTGACCGGATTGCCGCCTTGACCTCTTCCATCGAAGATTCGGTCAAGCTGTTCTGAAACTGCCGGCCACAGAGGATGATGCCTTCGCGACCCTCGCGATCCCACATATGAGCGCGGACCGCCGTCATCTTGGCGAATGTGCGGCTCTTTGCCGATCCTCGTCCGCCTCTCGCCCCTCTTACGTCTGCCTCTCCTTCGAATACCGGGACGAGTTTGTCCGGTATCTTGATCCTAACCTTCACCGGGGCGAACGCCGATCAACTCGATAGTGGAGACGAGCGCGACCGGGCCGCCATCCTCATCGCCGCTTATGACCGTGCTTGGCTTGCCATAACCTCTGTCGAGAATGGCTGATGCTGCGGCGACCTTTGCGGCCCAAGGTGATTGGGCGTCGTCAATACACGCGACAAAGGTTCCTAGCGCCTTCTCTGTGTACTCTCTTGCCGCTTCCTTGATCGAAGCCGTCGCCTTGTTCGGCACGCCCTTCTGCCTACCTCCACGACGTTCGCCTGGCTTGCTTCCTCTATTGCTACGTTTTGCTACTAGAGCCGTATCGGCCATAAGCCCTCGCTTCCGGCGCGCGAGGAAAGGATCACCTCCTCCCAACAGCCGTGAATGTTACCCGCCGCTCAAACAGTGCCGACCGCGATTGACCACGATGGTTCTAATGCTTGCGTCGGAATGATTGGCGGCGGGATCGGCGATCAGTCGAAAGGGGGCGACCTACGCCGAATGTGTTGAAAGAATTGCGTCGCAGTCCCGCTATTAGCGGGTGCGACAGGGTGGCTAAGCCATCGCGCAGTCTAAGCCGCTTGAGCGGCAGTGTCCGAATTAGACACGCTCGCCTCTAGCAAATCTTGCGGCAAAAGCCAAGTGGCAATTTCGACACGGAAGTTACTGCCGAATGCGATGATCGCGGATTTGCCGTCGCTTTGCTCGACAACTCCAGAAAGGCCGGCGAATGCTCCATCGTCCAGACGAACATGCGTTCCGATCGGGACGACCTTTCGCTGTTGCTTTCGGTGATCCATGGTCGCTCGATCCTCCGCGTCCTTCAGACTGGAGATATCGCGATCAGACAACACGGGAATGCGGTTTAGGTAACGGAATATCGAGAAGGCCGGATGCGGGCTCATAACTAGCGCACAGATGCGCTGTAGCTCGGCGACATATACTGACTTGACGAACACGAACGTTGGCAGGATCGGCATGGGTGCGTCAACACGATCTCGCGCCCTTCCCTTGCGCTTCGTGATCGTCGCTGTCGGGGTCCAGGCTTCCACGCCACTGTCAGCAAGTGATGATGCCAGCTTGAGTGTGCTTCCTCCCCGCGTGCGAAGGATACACCAACCGTCCGTCGCTCCCCGCCCCTTAGCCATGTGCCCTAATACCTTCCGCCAGAATTGAATTTGTCCGCGATCACGCGGGTACCAGTGATCACCAGCAACGCCATCACGCCAATGAGAATCCATCCCATCGTTTAGATCCTCTCTCGAATGGGGGTGAAATGGCCCCACGAAACGGCGAGACGGTCCGCCCAATATAATACATCGGGAGCCGCTGCCCGCGCTCTCATCGCGTAATTGCGCTTGATGAGTGGCCGGAGGATCAGGCGATAAATCCAGCGCCGCGCTTCCTCTCGATATGCCAGGGTGTAGGGATGGGTCATGCGGCTTTCCTATATTTCTCAAGCACATGATCGGTATATGCGGATGGCGAAGCGGCGGCCTGGGCAAGGCGCTTGGGCATCCATTCGACGGGGTTGCTGATCCCCTTTGCTTGGCAGTCTATAATGGCTGCCAGCACATCCGCGTCTTGTCGTCCCTTGCGCCAGCTCCCCACGAGGCTACGGGCCTCCTTTGGCCCATGCCCTCGATCGACAAGCAGCGACACGCCTAGGTCAAAGAGAGATTTGAGAATATCTCCAGCGGCAGAGCCCGATACTTTAGTATCGGAATCTCTAGTCTCTGGCTTCTGGGGCTTAACACCCCCCTTAACCTCTTGGTTAACCGACGGGCTATTATTCGTTTGTTTTGAAAGTGTTGGGTTACCTCCGCGTTTCCCGTTTTTGCGGGCAGTTTCGGCCTTGCGATGATCGCGGGTCATTCGTCGCGAGTAGATTGCGCCGCTGCCCGCGCGTGAGAATACGCCCGCGTCGGATAGCTCGGCCACTAGGGCTGTCACTTCGTCGGGGAGCGCGCCTACTTGCACGGCGAGTTGCGCGTCGGTCGGGACGTGTCCGCCAATCAGTAGTTGGCCGTATCGCTCGGACCTGTGCATGATCGCGAGCATTTCCATCCATAGGCCACGGGCGGCGAGGCTACATAGGCGCAGCTTTTCGTCGGCCCGCCAATCCTGCGGGTAGAACTTCATCCAAGGCTGTGCTGCCTTAGTCATCACCATCCACGCTTTCCGCCAGCGCGGCGAGTTCGAGTTGCTGAAGATTGTCGATCAGCTTGAGGACATCACCCTCAATGCGAAACCATTCTCCGCTCATCCGCCATTCGCTGAGACGGTGGTGGAGCATCTTCTCCATTTCACGCGTCCCGGGGATCAGCGTTAGAAGCGCCAGATCGTGCGCATTGCCCGTTTGCAGGCGGCGCAGCCGCGCGATCGGGCTACCGGATGTGAAGCCGATCTTGACTGTATCCGTAGCCTGGCAGCCGATGAAATAGATGATGCCGCTCACCCGCGCACCGCCTGAAACTTGGCGTAGAAGTCAGCCACGCCATGGCTGGCTGGGCGCTGGCGGTGCTTGCCGAGAATTATCTCTAGCTTGTTCTCGCACTCTGACAGCGCTTGCTCCCAAGCGACACGCTCGGCGCTCTTGGGCGCGGGCTCGTTCTGGCGCAGGTAATATTCGTCGCGGAGCAGGAACAACACGACGTCGGCGTCCTGCTCGATCTGTCCGCTTTCCCGAAGGTCCGCCAGATTGGGGCGCTTGTCGGAACGCTTTTCAACGTCGCGGTTGAGCTGGGATAGCGCGATTACCGCGACATCATTTTCCTTCGCGATGGCTTTGAGCCCACGGCTGATCTCGGAGATTTCCTGGACGCGGCCTTCATGCGCCCGGCTACCCGAGAGAAGCTGGAGGTAGTCCACCACGACAACCTCAAGCGGGACGCCCTTGGCCGCCAATCTGCGCTTGTGCCGGCGGACGACCATCGCAAGGCGACCGATCGTCATATGCGCCACGTCCTCAATCTGGAGAGGAAATTGCGATATGCGCGCGCCGTAGGCGACAGTGCGGTCAATGATCCATTGCGGGACTTGTTCGTCCAGCAACTCGCTAAGGGCGATTGGGCGACGATCGTCAAACGACAGGTCCGCCATCATGCGGGCGGTCAATTCCTCTGCACCCATCTCAAGCGAGACGTAGAGCGTGCCCCGACCGTCCATGGCGGTGCCGAGCGACAGAGAGAGCGCGACGGCTGTCTTGCCCATGCCTGGGCGCGCAGCGAGCACGACAAGCTGTTTCCGGCGAATACCCCCGGTGAGCTTGTCGAGTGTCGGGACTCGGTTGCAGCGGATGGCGTTAGCCGGTTGGCCAAGCGAATTGGCCAGATTGTTGAATGCGTCGCCAATCGAGAGAGACGTTGACGCCTGCCCTGGAGCGAGCGCCCCCACGATCGCGGCGTCTGCTACGTCGGCAATGCTCTCAACGCTGCTTTGCGGATCTGATGCCTTGGCGATGCCTTCGCGCAGACCGTCCGCCAAGCGCCGCTTGCGGGCCTCTCTGGCGATCATCTTGGCGCCATCGGTGGGACGCATGAGCAACGTCGATGAGGTCGCCATGTCGCGCCAGAAGCGCTGGCCTTCCGCTCCGCTAAATGCCGGCATGTCGGCGATCATCGGGCGGATAGTGATGATATTGGCTGGTCGACCTTGGGCGTACTCGGAGACGACTAGCCCATAGACATGGCCGAATGCGGCTTCCGCGAAGTCCTCCGGATTGAGAATGTCGGCAACCGCATCGATGCGTGCATTGTCGTACATCAGGCTCGCAAGCAGGACGTATTCCGCTTCTACAAGCGACTGGCTGGCGGCGGTGGCCGAGACAAGCTGCGTCACGCCGCGTCCTCCGATAAGAAGAGATCGCGCCACTTTGCCCAGGCGCGGGCTGCGGCCATCGAATGCTCAAGGTTGGTGGCAAGCTCAGGGTTGTCGAGTTGCTGTGTCGCTAGTTCCGAATACACGCGCCAAGCGGCTTCAACCGGAGTTTCGCCGGCCTGCTGCTTGCTCGCGAAAGGGAGGATAGCGCCCATCGACTATTCTATGCTCCCTGCATCTGTGGAAAAGCAATGGAGCGAGTCTGTGGATAATCGCACTGGATGGGGATAAGCGCCGTCATGCCGCCGCCCCGATCTCGACAACGACCTTTCCGAGCTTAACCGGTTCTCCGAACAGATAAGACGGGAGGAATCGGCTATCATTGACGCCCAGGGCATCCGCGATCCCGTCAAAATATGGCTTCATTCGATTGGCGAAATTGACCCGATCGCCGCGCTTGTTTGGTGGATAGAAAGCTACGATGATGCGAATGTCGCCCGTCTCCGGAACGATAGGCACACCTTCTGCCAGCACGGCCATATGTGCAGCCCGGCGATATCGAGCGGTTACCGCTGCCTTTGATCGCCAATGGCCTTTAGCGTGACCTGAGAGCGATGCTGGGGGAAAAGGAAGCTCGATCACCGCGCGGCGATCCTTTCGTTCCATTCCGGCAATGCGGGGATGGGAACAGGAAGCAGCTTAAGCGGTAGGACGCTCTTCACGTTCCAGGGGCGACTGGAGCTAGCGTTGCATGAGCGCAGCCGGATGCCGTTGCGATAGGCTGTGCTGCGGACGTAATCCTGGCCGCAGTCCAGCGCGATTGAGATCTGGCGCGCCGTCCAGTCGGGATGCATCTCGTGCAGCATCATCACGGCGTATTTGAGGTTGCGGCGCTTCATGCGCGCGCCCTCCCCTTCAAGGCAGCGTCGCGCCGGGCTTTCCAGACGATGTGGTTTGGGCTTGCGAGCGTCTGGCGGACGAGTTCGGCAAGGCGTTCCTGCGCTACGTCCTGCTGGCTAGGTGTGATCTGTGGGTTCGCCTTGGCTTTGTGTTGGCGATAGGAGGCTATGATACGGGAGATCATGCCGCTTGCTCCTGAAACAGAGATCCTTGGCGCTGGGCATCCTCAAGACGCTTGCAGGCTAGGTCGAAATGGACAGGATCTTGCTCGATCCCAACGAATCGCCGACCCGCTTGGACAGCAGCGACCCCAGTCGTGCCCGAGCCCATGAATGGGTCACAAATAAGCTGCTCTGGCTTGGTGAAATCAGCGACGAGTTCCGCCATCAACCGGCGCGGCTTTTCGGTCGGATGAAGGCCAGTGCGCTCCTGATTGTTGACAAGGTGGGTGTAGACGCCGCGCTTGCCGCCCGCGTTCCAACTACGATATCCGGGCGCACACCACGCCGTGACCGCGCATTCAAAGCCGCGCGCTGGGCCCTGCCCGTTCATGCGCGGGGTGGAGTCCGGCTTGATCCACGCTATGCACGTGTCATATTTCGCGCCAACAGCTTGCAGTTCGTCGCGCCATGCCCTGACACCTTCTGCGAGCGTGAACAGAATGCACCAGCCGTTCGATACGCGGACACATTCACTGGCGATGGCAGCGCGATCAGCATTAACGCCAGCAAATCCAAGGTCAGCGATCATTTCGCGCCCATCGTTGCGCCGGATGCGACCTACAGCAGCATGTAGCTCGTCCTCGTAAGGCGGATCCCCGATAATGTGGTCGACCGCTTCGATTGTCGGCAGGATCGCCAAGCAATCTCCCAGGTAAAGCGTTGCGCGACCGATATGCTCTACGCGGCTCATGCTACCTCGCGTGGAGCAAGCTTGCTAAGCAGCGATTCAATGGCGTCCCGGGCGTTCTCCAGCGTGCCGCGATTGGAGCGCACTTCGTGGCAATCGATCGCGTCATCGTCTTCGAGAGCGACGGACAGTGCCAGCGCGGCCTTCAGAACAGCCGAGCCCTTAGCGCGGTCAGTGCCGACAGCGGCGGGGCGGCTTTCGATGCAGAGGCGATCGAGAGCACCGGTGAAGCGGCCATTCCATTCGCGCTTGGCACGGGCAAAGGCGATGACGCCCATTTCCTGCTGCCCGCTGGCGTACTTTCCGGCCTGATCCTCGCTCTTACCAAGAACGGCGGCCATATCGGCGAAGGTCAGTTTGTCGTCGCGCCGGATGGCTGAGAGACTTTCAGCCAATGCATCCAAAACGGTTGAAGCGGAAAAGATCGGCTTTTCCCGCTCGGTATTGCTGCGCTGCGGCATTAGTTAGCCTCCCCATTATGGAAGACGCCCGACCGACGATTGACCCTGTCCTGCTGAGCACGGCGGTAGCGCGCGTGCTGGCGCAACTCCCGGAGCTCAATGAGCAGGTACAGGCCGCCAAGCAGGGTGGCTGTGCCAATGATGCCGATGAGCATTGCCCAAAAGTCGACGTTGTCAGGCATCAGGCTTCTCCGTCATGTTGAGTGGGTGCGCCGTTGCTGACCTTCGGGGACCGTGTCGGCGCGGAGTATGCCGCCGCCCCACCCCGTTGACGCCCATTGGACGCAGGAAAGCCGTTGTCAGGACCGCCGGCGCGGTCGAACCCAAAGGATGGGGCGGTCTGCACTCAGACGCTCGCGAGCCGGTGAGATTGCCCGGTGATGTGTTCGAGCGTGGTGATCAGGTCAGAAATCGCATCATCGAGATCGCCAACGACGCCGCTATTCAAACCGGGTTCAAACGGCTTGTTTCCAGCAGCAGTCGGGATGCAACCAAGCAGGCGGTCCAGTTCAGCACCGAAGTTCGACCGTGCGCCGTCAGCCATCGCGACAGACTGCCGAACGCGATCGAGAATGGCATTCAGCTTGGAGGCGGGGACGACTGGATCGTAAACAGCTTTGGCGTTCAGCGTAGAATTAGCGCTCTGCTTGTCGGTAGAGTACATCGTTCAATTCCTCTCGTGGGTGAGACAAAGATCGGCGGGGTGTTGGAAAGGGGGTGGGCACACCCCGCCGGGAGTGACGACAGCGGAGTTTGCCGTGCCGCCGATTTCAGTAACGATGGCCCCCGAGAGGCATCCGCGATCAATCGCGCGCTGCCATGCTCCGGGCTCGGATTTAGTGTCGATCATGCTGCCCTCCGCAGGTTTCTACGCGGGAGTGTCTCGGCATGAATTCTCAGCGCCTCGATCTGCGCCTCAATCCCAGGGCGAATGGCAGAAACCGCGACCTCATCGAATTTATCGAGGCCCTCCGGATATTTGACCCAGCGACCTTTAAGGGCATCGGGATCGACCTGACCCGCGATATGATCGACGCGGGAGACGATGCTGCGCCAGTATTTCCAGCCGGCCGTCATGTACGACGTGTCTTTGGCCTTGCGGGGCAATTGCTGCGGGTCCGGCAGCGCTGCGCCATCGAACACACCAGCTTTGATCTGCTCAATGGTCGACAGCAGTTCGTCGCTAACCGAGAACCACTCGTGATGGATATGCGAGGACGAGAACAGCGCGTGGAACTGGCGCTCTACGACTGCGCCACCTTCCCATTCGGCCACGATCTCAAGCGGAAACGGCGACCACGTTTCGAGCGTCTTTCGCCGAAAGTCGGGGGAATAGCTGCACCCGATCTTGATCGGGCCGTCCATGCCAATCGGCTTGATGAAGTAGACCCACTTCATGCTGCGGCTTTCTCATTGCGCACCGCTTCAAGTGCGGCAGAGATGCGTCGGAACGTGTCCAGGCGCGGTGGCATCCCTTTGCGGATTCTCTGGATCTGCGACCGGCTCACTTTCGCGCGGTCGGCTAGTTCACCAGTCTCAACGCCGACCTCGGACATCGCGCGTTGGAGCCAATCGGGTTTCTGAATGTCGAACATGCCCCACTATATGCCGCATAAATGCGGCTTGGCAAGCCGATTTCATGAGGCGCGACGAAATAATGCGGCAGCGCGTATTTATGGTTCCATGCTTGAGCGTCAGAAACCTATCGCAGAATGGATGCGCGGCGTGATGGGACGGCGCGACATTTCAGCGCGGGCGTGGGCCGAAGCTGCCAAATTGGGTAAGGACACAGTCTCTCGCGCTATCCGCGAGGACTACAATCACGTCACCAGCACGACTACCATCGTCAAGCTGGCAGAGGCTATCAATGAGCGGCCCTATGGGGCAGCTGGCGCAGTCCCTAGCGTTGAAGCGCTGGCTGGCGTTTTGACTGAGTTGTACAAGGCGTTACCAGGCGTAACACCACCCTCGGGTGACGTTCTTCAGGCTCTGGCTGAAGCGCTGCGAGATACGCTTCTACATCTCGCAGACGAGCCTGAAGCAGCTGGCGATCCGAAGGCGATGTCAATGCTAGCTCGCGTCTCAGCGAGAGCGCTCGATCGCCAATCCGCGTGATCGCGAAACTGCGGAAAATTTCCCCAACTCCCTTAGGCATAACGACCATCCTGTATCAGGCTGTCTTGAGTTACAATGAGTTGAGCCCAAAACGAATGCTTATTTCTAGCTCAACTAGTTGCTCCTAACGATGTTCCGCTCATGTTCTGCGTTTCCCAACATGTCTAGGATTTTCCCCGGGAGACGGCGCGCCTGAATTATTTTGCCGATGCCGCATTAATGCGCTTGACCTCGCCGCACTAATGCGGCAGAACCCCCTTCAACACGATCAGAGTGTTGGAGGAACGAAGTGGCGACCAAACTTGCAGAATTGCTCGACCGTTGGGATGCTAACGAAGGCAAGCCGTACAAGGGCAGCCTGATCGATTGGTCCGCTTACGGCGGCGATGGCTCCAGCACACCGGCCGATATCGGTTGTATGTGCGCGCAGGGTCAGGTGCTTCACCTGATCGGCGGATGGGAGCCCCAACGGCTCAAGGATACCGCACAGGTAGAAGCCGACGCGGCTACCGCCAAGCTGCTCAACATCAGCATCGCCCACGCAATCCTGCTACGCAACGTCAACGACAAATCGGACGGCGCGCCGTCGATCGTCCTGACCAACCCCGAGAAGGTGCTGGGCAGCGAGGCATCCCGGCTGCTCGATTTCTGGTGGCACATGGACCAGATGGCGCCCGAGCAATGGGCCGCTGCCAGGGACGCTGCCAGGGCCGCTGCCTGGGACGCTGCCAGGGCCGCTGCCAGGGACGCTGCCTGGGACGCTGCCAGGGACGCTGCCAGGGACGCTGCCTGGGACGCCGCCTGGGACGCTGCCAGGGACGCTGCCAGGGACGCTGCCTGGGACGCTGCCTGGGACGCTGCCTGGGACGCCGCCTGGGACGCTGCCAGGGACGCTGCCGCTAATGCGGCATCGGAAATCCAAGGCGCCAAGCTTCTCCGCGAGCACGGAGAACCTTTCTTCTTTCTCCCGATGTTCGGCTTCGACAGCCCGGAAGCGATTCCGGCGCGCCCGAGCAACTACGGGCAGACTGCCTAGCGCTCCCCAGAGGGCGGGCGCACTCCCCTATGCGTCCGCCCCGAGGATGAGGTTTCAGGTCTTAGAGTGTTGGAGGCGGAATATGGTTCAGGTCGAGGTAGTCGAAGGCATCTACGCCACCCGCTACGAGGTGCGCGTCAATGCCAACGCGGTTGAAATCTTCACCGATCCCGCCGCCGCTTACGATCGCGCTGTCGAGCTCGCCCGCGAGCAGGCTTCGGCATGACCGCTCACGCTCACCTAGAAGAGGTGCAGGATAGTGGCGCGTCGGCGTTGCCGACCGGGCTTTCGTCGGCTGCGCCGATCGAACCGGCTTCGCCGTCTCGGCCAGAGGCTTCAATCCCATCGCGCGAATGGGTGGCCGGCGCCTTCACGGTGCAGACCGAGCGCGGTGGGTTCGACATCGCCGGCTGGATCAAAGCGCCGTTTGCACTCGATTTTCGCGTGTTCGATGACAGCTTCGAATGGTTCGATGCTGGCTGGTATCTGACCCACATTCCAACCGGGTTCGGAGTTGGCGGGATCATCGCCAACCTACCTGCCGCAATGGAGGTGGCAGACCAAATCCGCGAGATCGCTGACTGGTCGTTCAGCGACCAAGGCGACGCTAAGGCAGTAGCGCCCGCATTCGTGGAATTTCGCGATCAATGCTCGGCGAAGATCGTGCGCGGCGGACCGCTCGCGGGACCTCTCTTCGGAATGGTCAAGCCATGAACGCCCCCGCCACACCCATGCGCGTATCTGACACGCTGGAGAAGACCGCAGCCGCATTCGAGCGGGAATGCACCTGGACGCAGTGCAATCCGCTCCGTTACTGCCCAACCTGCACAGCAATGTCAGAGATGGCTGAAGACGGAACGTGTCTTGAATGCCTCTCCATCATCGACCTGACCCTCTGGCAGGAAACAGAGGAAGCATGGGCTTCTGATGCTCGCGCTATGGAATGTGCTGAGCCTGTCGACCCCTTCTTTGCGTCCGATCGGGCGCTCAACCGTGGATATGGGAGGCTTTGATGGCCGAACAAACTGACGCTCGCTCGCTCGCCCAATTCTTCTTCGAGGTCGGTTACGGCGCGGCGTGGGCGGATGGGTTCATCGCTAACGGTGAACTTGCTCCGTTCCCCATGACCGACACTACGGTCGAGCGCGCATGGTCGATTGCCTGCGAAGCGTACGAAGACCCGCAAGAGTTCGATGCCAAGCTGGCTCAAACTAACGCGTCACCGGACCTGTACGATGCGCTGATCAAGTGCAGAAAGCAGTTCGATTATTACCGGCAGCAGCACCTCGCCAAGAATACGCCTGAGGCAAACGTTAAGGCGATAATCAACGGTGAATTTGCCGCAATTTGCGACGCCGCCCTCGCCAAAGCGCGAGGTGAAGCGTGATCCCCCTCCCCGAGATCAAGGTAACCGACAAGACCATTCCTGTTCTGGAAAGCTTGGGGGTGTGCCTGAATAGTATGATTGAACTTCAGATGCAGGCTTACCCGTCAGTGTGGTCATCCGATGAGCGCCGCGAGGAAGCTGAAAAGCATCTGTTTGGGCGATCCCCTTCGGGTCCGGCTGTCGCGGCTTCGCCGTCGAACCGCTTCGCGTTTCGCCCCTCCGGGCATCCATCCGTATCGCAGGAGATTGACAATGGTTGACACCGCAATGATGGCGGTCTTGCTGGTTGGCGGGCATGCGCTAGCTGACTACCCACTACAGGGCGATTTCCTCGCGAAGGCGAAGAACCGCGCGGCGCCAATCCCTGGCGTGCCGTGGTGGCAAGCGCTGGGCGCTCACGCTGCTATCCACGGTGCGTTCGTGGCTGTCATCACTGGCCTTTGGTGGCTGGCACCATGCGAGGCCGCAATCCACTGGCTGACCGACGACGCCAAGTGTCGCGGGAAACTGACCTACAATCAGGACCAAGCGATCCATATCGGATGCAAGGCACTATGGTTGGTTGTTGCGCTGGCGGTGACCCATGTCTGACCTGTACGACCGCATGCGCGAGGAAGGGCTAATCGACCCTGTTTTGGTCCGCGCGTCGATTGCCTGCCAAGTTGGCAAGGAATGTCCGTTCCCGACCATCAAGGCGATGGCTGATCAGCATGGCGTTCATCCCGAGCAACTGCGCAGCTTCATCAAGGGGGTGCGGTCCGAGCTTGAGCCGAAGTTGGCTCGCGCATTCGGACTGGAGCGGGTGGTTTTCTACCGCCCCGCGTCAAGGATCGAAGCGGCGCCAGCCGACGAGACGCGTAGCGGCTCGGCCGAAGGCGAGAGCCTGACCGGCGAAGCCGGGGACGCCAAAACCACCCCATCGGAGAACCCCTCATGACAACCAAGGTGATCAAGGTCGCCACCCTTAGTAGTGGGGAGAACAACAATGGCGAGTGAGCCAGCCATCTGGCATGACGAAGCAACCGGCTTCACGGTAGAGCGTGCAGAGTACACCGCGCTTCCGGGCGGATGCTTCTACCTCGCCTATCCTGACAACCGCACCGACTACCACGTCAATCGCGGAGTGTTCCAGACGGGCGCTACCCCAGAGCAGGCTATCGAGCGGCTGGCGTACCGTCTGGCACGGAGGGTAGCATGATCCCGAACGCCCCGCCCGTCGAAGCGATGGGCATGCATATCGATGACCTCTACGACGAAGCCAAGGGCATCCTTGACGGCGCCGGGGTCAAGTCGGACGCCGATGCGGAGATGGTCGCCAAGCTGCTCGATATGACGCGGCAGGCGAAGAAGGATGCCGACGCACAGCGCGTTGTCGAGAAGAAGCCTCATGATGACGCGGCCAAGGCGGTGCAGGCAGCATGGACCCCGTTGCTCGCCAAGTGCGACCTTGTGGCCGACACATGCAAGAAGGCTCTAGCACCGTTTCTGGCGGCCAAGGAAGCCGCACAGCGCGAGGAAGCTGCGCGGGTAGCCAAAGCCGCCGAAGAAGCCCGTAGCGCCGCTCTGGCAGCACGACAGGCCGCTCCCGTCGCCGATCTGGCGGCGCGAGAGGATGCCGAGCGCCTGGACGCCATAGCCCGCGATGCTGAGAAGCTGGCGAACAAGGCAACGAAGACCAAGGCGCACGCCACTGGAGGAACCCGTGCGATCGGTCTGCGGTCTTACTGGGTCGCCGAGCTGGTCGATCCGATGGCCACGCTCAAACATTACATCGCGACCCATCCAGAAGCCTTGAAAGCATGGCTGGCCGAACAGGCCCAACGCGACGTGAGCGCCGGTGCGCGCTCGATCCCCGGCGTTGCAATCAACGAAGAACGGAGGGCGGCATGACCGACCTATTCGCAGCACTGGCAGCCGAGTTCCCGCGTGATGCTGTTCATTGGCGCGCGCAGACGTTAACCGCGAATGGCGATAAGGCGTTGGCCCTCGCGTATCTTGACGCACGTGACGTGATGGACAGGCTCGATGAAGTCTGCACCCCGGCTGGCTGGCGCAACAGCGTCACCGAAACGCCTAAGGGGCGCGTCATAGCTACCATCGAAATCAAGTTCGGCGACGAATGGGTTGGAAAGACCGACGGCGCCGGAGATACCGACGTTGAAGGCGAGAAAGGCGGCATCAGCGACAGCCTCAAGCGAGCTGCCGTGCTTTGGGGCATCGGCCGCTATCTCTATCGCCTCCCTGCGGTGTGGGCGCCCTGCGAGACGTATGAGAAGTCGGGCAAGAAGCATTGGAAGGCATGGAAGGGTTCGCCCTGGGATCAGGTGCGCGGCTTCTCTGGCCCGACCAATACTGCCGAACGGCCGAAACCGACCGACAAGATCAGCGACAAGCAACGCGACTGGCTGATTGGCCATGCGGAGGCGTCTGTCGGCGTGGCCGAACTCTGCAAGCACTACGGCAAAACATCTCTGAAAGACTTCACCGTTGGCGAGCTTGAGCCCGCCCGCGACTGGCTCAAATCACCCACAGCGAAAGCGGCTTAACATGCAGATTTTGACCGTCACCGGCAATTTGGGCCGCGACCCCGAACACCGCACGACGCAGGGCGGAGACGAGGTTTGCTCGTTCTCTGTCGGTGTCCAGCAAGGCTGGGGGCAGAAGGCTTCTACCAACTGGTTCCGCTGCACCGTCTGGGGCAAGCGTGCCCGCACCATCTCGGATCATCTGCGCAAGGGCAGTAAGGTCACCGTCAACGGCGAACTGTCGATCGGCGAATACGACGGAAAGCCTCAATACGAGATTCGAGTGTCCGACGTGGATTGGGCGCCGGCTGGTGAGCGCAAGCCTGACAGCCAAGGCAATGCTTCGCCTGCGTCCTCTTGGGACGATGACTCGGACGCGGTGCCTTTTTAGTCGTGGCTGAGATATGGAAACCCGTGCCAAGCTATCCTGGCTTGCTGGCAAGTAGCGAGGGAAGGATTCTTCTTTCCCCCAGCTACGCGCCGCTGCCGAATGGTGGATATCGCTTGTATCTGCCGGAGCCCTTTGCCGGCGTGGTCAGGCGCGCGGCAAAAGAGGCACGGCACGTTTACTACGGAACGTGGGTGAAGCACTACGGCAATGTGAAAGTTCACCGCGCCGTGTGCGAAGCATTCCACGGCCCTGCACCATTCGAAGGGGCAGTCGTCATGCACCTCGACGAAAATGCCCTGAACAATCGTCCAGACAATCTCAAGTGGGGCACCCAAAAAGAGAACCTGAATGCGCCTGGTTTCAAGGCCTACTGCCGCAGCGACGAACGCCGTGAGCGACTTAAGCGAAGGGCCGCCTGATGCCGCTGCCCGCCCGCCTCAAAGCTGACCACTTCAAACCCAAGCTGCGGCTGCGTTCAACCGCGCACCGCGATTGGGTCAGGGGTCACTATTGCTCCGTTCCTGGCTGCCAACTGATGCCGATCGAGGTCGCGCACGTCAGCCGCGCGTGGAGCGGCGGCATGGGCGAGAAAAGCAGCGACGCGATGACGATCAGTCTTTGCCGCGAGCATCACGCGGAAAGCCACCGTGGCGAACAGACGTTCTCGCGCAAGTACGGCTTGGACATGCTCGCCAAGGCGCAAGAGTTCTTCCGCGCGTCGCCACACCGCCAAAAGCTGGATGACCCCTATGTCTGATCGCATCGCCCCGCTTCACTTCGCCAAGACGGTACAGGGCTTTGTCCCGGTGTCGACTGCTGCCCGCGAGTTCCACGCCAAGACCAAGATTGGCCAGCGCGTGGAATTGAAGGGCCGGCGACCGCGCAACACCGCCCATCACCGGAAGCTGTTTGCGCTGCTGGCATTGCTGGCGGACAACCGGGACGAGTTCTCATCGGCAGATGACGCATTGCTCGGGCTCAAGGCCGTGCTTGGCTACGGGTCATGGAAGCTGCTGCATCCAAAGGCGGAACGCGAAGTGTTCGTGCCGGATTCGATCGCTTTCGAGAACATGGCACAGGACGATTTTGAGGCTTTCTACGACCAGGCAATCGCTGCCGTGCGCCGTTGGTGGCTGCCGGTCGCCGACAATGATTTACGCGAAGCCATCGAGGCATTCGCAGCATGACTTCGAAGCGCAGCAATACCGCTAGCGCCAAGATGGGCCGGGATATCGCCCCCGGTGTTCCGGCCCAGAAAGGTTTGTAAGATGACAGTTCATCGTATCGAAACAACGTCGGCCGAGTTTGCACGTTCAAAATATCCGAACGCAGCCATTCTCCGCCCGATCATGAATTACGTGTTGGTGTTCGATCGCGTCGATGATGCTTTCGGGCATGAGACTTCGCGACCGGCGCAGAACGGGAGCAGGCAATGACCGCCCTCCACACCCGCCTCCCCAATTTCGAGCATGAAGCCCACGTCCTATCCGTTCGCCGACAGATGCTTGCCCTAGACCCTCTAGCTAATGAACGCTGGCTCCGTCGAGCAAAAGCATATCCCAGGTTACAGAGGATCAAGCGGAGGGCGGGGTTGTGACGGAGATCATCGATCTAACTGGCGAGCGCAACAAGCGGGCCGCACCGGACCCTGAGTTCGTCTGCCAGGATAATTATGGACGGCCGATGTACCTATTCCTGCTCGCCTACGAGATGGGCGAGAAGGCATATGGCGCAGAGGTCTGGGCTTACGACGAAGCAGACGCGGAGGCTCGCGTTGCCGCGATGAAGGCATCGCTCAAGGTCGATGGTCAGCTTTTCGAGCAGGTGTTCGTATGAACTGGCAACCTATCCACTCGGCCCCGAAAGACGGAACAACAGTCATGCTCTGGAACGGCCCGAAAGCCCGCTACAAGATCGTGACTGCCAGATACCACCCCGCATTCGGCTGGCAGTCGTCGCCCGGCGGATGGCCCTGCTCACCCAAGGCTTGGGCACCTATGCCCGATGAACCCAAGGACATTCAGGGATGACAGCGCCCGTCCTCTCACTCGCCAAGAAAATGGAGCGCGCCCTGCGAAACGGCACCGGCTTTGCCGTGTCGGTCGAGGAAATGTTGTGCCTGTCGGAATTGGGCGTGATTGAGGTGGTCCAGCTAGAGAAATTCAGGGAGTTGCAGGCAGGATGCCCCGCGAAGACAGCCCATACGTCGTCGGAGATTTCTGGCTCGACCAGCGCCGCGACAAGCGCGCGAAGGGTATTTGGCAGGTCGCATGGTATGAAGCCAGCACTCGACAGGTCCGCTATCGCAGCACTCGCACGGCAGATATAGATGAGGCCAAGGCGTTCATACATGCCCATGACGAGGGGTTGCGGGCCAAGGAGCCCAGGCAAGATCCGCATGAGGCGTTGGTCATCCCGCAGCTATTCCTGTATTGGAATGAGCGCGGGAAGAACCTCACGAACGCCGACCAAACACAACGCAGCCTCAAGGCGTTCATGGGCTTTCTGTATCAGGATGAAGTCGGCATGAGCGCGACCATATCCGATATGATCCCGGCGACGATCGACCGTTTCCGTATCTGGCGGATGAAGCCGCACGCATTCGAGGTCGATTGGGTTGACGGCCCGGCGACATATAGAAGCGAGACTGGCGTTTCCGGCGACACCGTTGACCGCAACCTCAACGACGTGCGCGCTGCGATCAACCATGCGGCCGACAACATGCGTATCGCCTATGCCCCGAAGATCAAGGGCGTCGAGGCGAAGTACAAGAACCCCTTGCGTGAGCGCGTGCTGACAATAGCCGAGCTGGGCATGATCGCATGGTACGCTCGACGGCACTCACCCGCCCTATTCCGGTTCGTCGCGCTCCAGGTCTGCACTAGCGTACGCCCGGAAGCCGCCAAGCGCTTCGACCCCCGCGAGCAATATAACGATCGCACCAAGTTGATCGACCTCCAGCCGCATGAACGGTCGCGGACGAAGAAGCGCAACGCGATCATCCCGGCAATCCGCCCGATGCAAGTCGTCCTGCGCCGCTGGCGGAAAGACAATTACGTACCAGTCGATTCGAACAAGACGGCATGGCGAATGATGCGCAAGGCGCTTCGGCTGTCGGACGACGTGTTCCCCAAGACCATCCGGCACACGATCGCGACGATGCTCTACAATGACCCGAGCGTCCCCGAGCGGCAGGTAAGCGAGATGCTGGGGCACGAAGGCAAGCTGAGTCGCACGACCAAGCTGTACGCTAAGTACGATCCGAGTCGCCTGGCGGAAGCCGTCAAGGCGCTGACCACGATCTGGCAGGGCATCAGTAAGGAGGCGCGGCGCTTCGACGCTGACCACCTGCTGTCCACGGGTCGCGGGGAAGGTGGGAAATTTGTTGCAACGAAAGTGGAAAAACGTTAGGATTCCACTGCGTTTCGGCAGTGGTGGGCGCGACAGGGATTGAACCTGTGACCCCACCCGTGTGAAGGGTGAAACACACGCAGAAACGCTCAGGAATCCGTGATGAACGGATGAAACGGAGCGTGATTCGATGAGGAACAAACCGGCATTTGCTGACCATTCGCTGTCCACGACCGCGAAGCGCAACGGCAACGCGGACGAATGGCCGTGCTTCATTGAGCCGATCCGCGCGAAGCTGATCCGTAGCGGCCTGCCCTATGTCATAGAGAACGTCGAAGGTGCGCCGCTGATCGATCCGGTGATGCTGTGCGGCACGATGTTCCCGGAGACGCGCGTCATCCGGCACCGTCTGTTTGAAACGAACTGGCCGCTAGTCGCTCCCGTTCACGGCAAGCACCCGCTCGTCTACACGATGGACAAGCGCAAGGGGCATTACGGCAAGCTGTCCGAGTGGACCTCGCCGGTCCAAGTCACTGGCGGCGGCAATTGCTCAAAGGCCGCCGCTGCCGATGCGATGGGTATGCCCTGGGCGTCCAATCTGACGACACAAGAGGCGAGCGACCTAGCGTTGCTCTGCTTCACCAACGGGCGGCTCCGTGCTGATGATAACTGGCCAAAGCTGCCCGCCGAACTGACCGACCATCGCCACCAAGGTGGGCTGTTTCCGAACGCATACCCGTCAGAAATCGGACGCGCGGTGCATGCTTTCCGCACCCACCTACAGAAGGAAGCGAGCAAGTGAGCGAGGACGAACTCATCGAGGCCGTATGTCAGGCCCGCTGCTTCTCTCCCGGCGTGCAATGGGATGACGGCGTTACCGAGGGCGTCGCGCGGATCGAACGCATGATCGCAGAGCGCCAGATCGCCATCGTCCGCGCTTCTCTCTCCCCTTCTCTCGAAAGCCCCCAGCCATGAACACGATCGTTGACGCTATTCGGTCCGTATTCGCTGACGTTGAAGTCAGGCGCGGTGCGAAAGCTCCCGAGACGGTGCGGACGAAATGGGACCGGGCGCTGCTGATCGCCGAGGCGAAAGCCAAACCGCACCAATTCCGCAAATGCTCCGCGTGCGGCTCTGGTCCCTGGCACCGATCGTGGATGAGCTGGGATGGAGTTTCGCCGCCACATGGCGAGGGCAAACAATGGATCGGGCCGTGCTGCTCGGGCGCTGATTGAGGAGAGACGCTATGAACACAGATGATCGAGCGCCTGCAGACCTGATCGCGGAATATAATCTGCGCGATTTAGTCGGACGCCTTCGCGATGATGCGGCGCTGAGCAAAGAGCGGTGGGCATCATGCAAAAAGATCGGCGACGAGCGAGGTATGACAGTCGCTAGCCAGATCGGCGACGATTGTGACGAAGCTGCCATGAAAATAGACAGGATCGCAGACAGACTAGAAGCCTTCCACGCCAAACCGGTGGTGGGGGAGCGCTGGACCGATGGTGAATGGCAGCGGCTTTTGCGCATCGTCCATGCGGCAATTACCGAGAATGCGCCGGGCGGATTAACGCCGGGCCGGATCGACGTGCTTGCCGATAGTGTCATGCATGCGCTGGATGACGACCAAGCCGCCGCCCTGCAATCCCCGCCTCCCGTAGTGTCGGGGGAAGCAAAGCGGCCGAGCCATCTTTCGGTGATCCCGGTCAAAGGTCACCCCGAAAAGCACGCAGTTTATGATGCGATTATGGGCGACGCGATTGCCGTTTGCCCGGATGAGATCGCAGCACAGATGGTGTTCGATGCGCTGACCAAAGCGGACACCCCTCCCGTAGTAGAGGAAGGGCGGCGGGAAGCTATGGCGCGGATCATAGAAGAAGCGCGGGCGAAATACCGCGAGCCGACCGACTGGGATTATGGGGCGCTGGACGCCTGCACGCGCATCGAACGGGCGTTAGTCGCGCTGACCTCCGTTGAAGGGGTGGGGGATGAAGTACGGGAGGCGCTGAATGTTATCATCAAGTTGCTCGACATGGAGGGTGACACGCTGTCCGAGGCCCAGCAGCGTGCGAATGTCATTCAGGCTTGGACCGTAGCGGTCGGCCTTCGCGCAACACTAGGAGCGCCCCATGAAGGATGATGCTGAACGAGCGCGGGAGTGCTTGGGTAAGTTGGTCGCTGAGTCAGGTCGCTATTCGAGTGTGGCTAGCCATGCATTTTCAACTCAGGGCCGTGACATCTTCATCCTCGCCAGCGATGCTATCGAGCTTGCTGTCGCCTTTACACAACAGCCAGGGGGCTGGAGACCGATCGAGACGGCGCCGAAGGATGGTGAGCCGATACTAATCTGGAAGCCGAATGAGCGGATGGTAGGCGAGTACATGATGGCCGCCTATTGGGACAATTCGGACGAACCGGGTTTCGTGCCGGTTGGCGGGCAGCACAGGCAGGGGTATCTTTCGAGCGTGACAGGTACGCCGCAAGGCTTCCCGACCCACTGGCAACCGCTTCCAGCCCCTCCCGCCGCCATGCTCGACGTAGCGCCGATACCAGGGGAAGAGTGATGGGACCGAAGAACCGGAACGCGGAGGCCGCCAATGTCTGATCTATCTATAGTGGAGGTGACGCGACCGGACCTGATGGCAGCGCTAGAGCTATGGTTCTTCCGCGATCTCAGCGATGAGCAACGGGGAAAGCTGTTCGACTTGCTCTACGGCGCAGAGCGAGGGGCCGAGATTCAGGGAATGTACATCCAGCGCACGTTCCTGCGATCGGCCTTCGCCCGTCATCGTGCATCCGAAGCCGAGAGGGTCAGAGAGGCTTGTGCGAAGGTGGCGGATGAATGCAGTGCGGCGTTCGATCGCGAGCGGACACGCATACCCGATGGCGACGCTCACTGGTATCTGGCCGGAAAAAGGGACGGAGCAATATCCATCGCCGCTGCTATCCGTTCCCTTCCGATCGGTGAAGGGGTATGACGCTATGATGGCTATGGTGACAGTATTTCTTTTGGCGCGGATCTTCATCGATGGCGTTGCTATTGTTGCGCTGATCGGATGGCTTCGCAAGGCGCTTGCATGATCGGGCCCACCCTCGTTGAACTCGGTATATGGATACTAGCTTTCACCCTTATAGCTGCTGCTATCCACCTATCACGCAAAAGGAAATGAAATGAGTCACGAACATTTCTTCTATTACGCGTCGCTTTGCACGATCGCTGGAGCGCTGGCTCTATTGGGATGGGTGGAGCTATTTTTCGCTGC